CTTCAGCTTTAGATCTAGTTTTTTTCTTTTTTTAGAAAATAGCTTTAGCTTTAGATCTAGTTTTTTTCTTTTTTTAGAAAATAGCTTCAGCTTTAGATCTAGTTTTTTTCTTTTTTTAGAAAATAGCTTCAGAGTAATTTATATAATCATCACACAATGGGATCCATTTATTAAATTTTTCTGATTTAATACAACTAACTTTAACCATATTTTTATCTCTGAATATATTTCTAAAATAGTGCGATGTACTCATATTTGGTATATGTGCAATACCTTCTTTAACTAAACTATTTGTTACGGTATTATCTTGATCAGCTTCATACAATTCATATACATCTGGAGTTATTGTTTTTTTCATATAAAATTCAACTTCAGATGCAGTTGATGATTTTTTTGTAATTGTTATTTGTGTAGATCCTGATGATTTGATTTCATCAAATTCTGTTTCATTTGTATAAATATAGTATTTATTAGTAATATCTGGTAAAAACATTATTCCATTAATTTTTAAATCTGTTTGCTTAATTTTATTAAAAACTAAATCTGGTAGCTCTATAAAGCTATATAGTCTACAAACTTTACAATCAAAGTTGTGTAAATCTCCTGGTCTAAATTTACTTAGTATACTATCTACTTTTTTTAGTTTGACTTCTAAACTCAAATGTTGAGTTGATTTACCTTCACACATATACATGTCATGAATAATATAACTTGATTTTTTAGAAATAGATTGTATTAATTTACCATCAAACCATGTTCCTGGACTTGTGTATATAAAATCAGATAGAGAACTAATAATACTAAATTTATAAATCTTAATATCTTGAGAAGAATTTTGATCTTTTTTGTATTTTAGATTTTTAAAAACAAGAAGATTATAATTTAATCCATTAATTTTTATGAATCCCATTAAAAAATTATATCCTTGAAAATGTGGAGTAATAAAATGTGGTGATTGCTTAATATCATCTAAATAGACATTATTATTGATTAATTGATATCTAATTTTTTGGAAATCAATTGAGCTGTAAATTTTTTCAAGCACTTGTGGATATAAATTTGAGTCTAAAAACTCAAAACTTGCATTAGAAACTTTAGTTCTTGACATTTAGATTTATATATTAAATATCTATTTATATATAAATTTATCAATTTTTTCTTTATTTTTCTTTATTTTTCTTTCTTATAATTATATAATTTACCAATGGATCAATTTCTTAAATTAATGATTCTTATTTTAGTCCTATTAAGCATATTTATTTATACAAAATTTTAATAGGTTGCAAACTCAGTATAACCATTTGAATTTGGTTTAACATCCAGTGAATAATAAGATGTTGGATCATATGCACCTAATCCTTCAAATTGACCCCATTTGACTCTAAAATTATCAACCATATTATCATATACTTCTCCTACAGTATCACCATTTGTAATACTTGGATCTTCACGATAAGCTTGTATACGAGTATTTGAATCTTCTAATCCAATAATTTCATGTGCAGTAAAATTATTTCTATCAACTAGAATATCAGGATCTTCACTAATCCATGCTTTTGCTGGATTTACTGAATATAATTTTGATCCATAAGATTCATCTTGTTTATTTAAATATTGTATTATATCTGAATTAATTAAATTACCCTCTACTACTAATCCATTACTATTACTTGATTCATCAAAAAAATCTATCAAAGGATTTTGATGAGATGATTCATCAACTGCTTTTGCTAAATCCCATCTAACTTTTTTTGATTCTGTTACCATAATATTTTTATCTTTATCTTTATAGCTATAAGTCTTTCTTATAATCTTTTTATAATTCATATATATAAGTATAATAAAAAGTAATATTAGTATCATTAATGTCCAATCCATATAATATTTGTAAACATATTTTTTATTTTTAATTGAAATCACATGATTTTTTTTTAGTGTTTGATCTTGGTATAACTAAGATTTTGGAAGTATTAGTAATTAAATACCAAGCACTTATTCCTAATAGAATTGCTAAAATAACTACTGCAATCTTTTCTTTAATTGATGAAACTATTGTTAGTCTATTAATTTCAGATAGTTTTATTTGCATATGATATAATATTAACTAACATAATTTATTTATTTTAAATATAATTTGGTGAGATTTGGTTACAAATAATAGTAAAATTAGTACTGTTAATGAAAATGTGATTGCAAATAAACTTTTTATATTCATTATATAATCAATATAAAGATTAAAAATTTTAAGAAAAAAAAGGAAAAAATTGAATTTATTATTTATTTAAAGATAGTAATATATAATTGTATAATAATGGACTCAGAATGGCAAACAGTACCTATCTATAAAAAGAAAACAAGAACACCAATATCATCTCCTCAGGTTGTTTTTGATTTCACAAGTTTACAACAAAAAACCATAGTAACAGGATCCAAGCCAGTATCCCAAACCATTAAATATACAGATGAACAAATATATAATTATAAGAAACTAAATAAAGATCAGATGGTTTCTTATGAATTATCTATTGTATTTGATAAGATTAATGATATGTTTAGAACTTCAACTCAATACTTAGAATCAAAGAAAAAAATTAATTATAATCAGTATAATCATAATAGATGGGAACTTAAAAAAGAAGAAGATAATAGTGTTATTAATACTATTTGTATTGGATTAAATAAAATTACTGAACAAAATTATCTTGAAATTATTAAAGAGATTGAATCACAAGAGATAGTTTTATATGATGATTTAGAAAAACTTGTTGAAAAAATAATACATAAATGTATCAGTGAACCTCAATTTATTAAAATATATATGAGAGTAATTAAACATATTATGACTAATTGTTCATGGATTGTTGATGATCAAAATATGGTTCCAATCACATTTAGAAGGATATTTTTAAATCAATTAGAAATGAGATTTTCAAATTTAATTAATGATATTAAAAACATGAAGTATGAAGAATCTGAATCTGAATTAGTTGTTATCCACAACAAGCAGAGAAAAGGATTAATTACATTAATCTGTGAACTATATGTTAATAAAATTATTGGAAATCAATTAATCAGATATATTTTTAGAAATTTTGAAACTGCATATGATTCTAGTAATTTAAGTCAATATGTTGAGTATTGGTTATTACTTCTTCAAACAGTAATGAATATTTGGATTGAGTCTGAAAAACAATATTTGGATGAACAGATACAGTATATCAAGTCCAAGACTATTACAGAGCTTAAACTTAAATTTTTATTAAATGATATTTTATCAGAGCTTGAAAATAAATCTTACAAGCCAAATGAAACTATTGAGGATAAATATGAAGTTGAAATGAATACTTCAGAGCAGTTTGCATCAAATCCAGATATTGAAGATTATGATCTTCAAATACTTTCTCATGGAGAATATGAAACAACAGATTCTTGGTTTACAAATTTAGATAAAGATATTGACTGGGATAAATTTTTACTTGATTTGTTACAAATAACATTAACTGAAAAGAATGAACTTGAACTTGTTAAAAAGTTGCTAATATATATGAAAGATAAATCAATATATACTAATGAACAAATAAAAGAAAAAATTCAATATATTAAAGATGAAAATGATTTTTCAGAATATAAATACTATTTTAAAGATCTACAAGAGCTAGAAACTTTAACTGTTTAAAAAAAATTGTCATCAAGGACTATTTTTCTTTATTGTAAGAAAAAATTGTCATCAAGGACTATTTTTCTTTATTGTAAGAAAAAATTGTTAATTTTTTTATTTTCATTAGATTTAAATACAAGTTTATATTTAAATTAAATGACAACATTACCTCCAAGTGCATCACAGTATAATAAAATATCAAATCTTTCAAAACAGATTGATATGAAAAAAGAGAAAATGGATAAAATCCATTTGCCTCTAATAGATAAATATAGACCAAAAAAGTTTAAAAATATTATTTTAAACAATGTAATAGAATCTAAAATTGCAACAATAATTGATATGAAAATAATGCCAAATATGATTATAGTTGGACCACCAGGAACTGGCAAAACCTCTCTAGTTACTATGATTGCTAAAAATATGTTAGGTAATTATTTTTCAGATGGAGTACTTAGTTTAAATGCATCAGATGATAGAGGTTTAGATATATTAAATAATACTATTATATATTTTTGTAAAAAGAGACTTGTTGATTCTAGTGGAAATATAGTCCCTAAAATTATTATTATGGATGAAGCTGATAATATTACTAATAAAGCACAAAATATGATTGCAAATATGATAGAAGAATATAGCAAACATACAAGATTTGCATTTACATGTAATGAATCATCTAAATTAATAGAGTCAATTCAGTCAAGATGTTTAGTTGTATATATTAGTCCATTAAAAGCTCCTATTATTTCAACTCATTTAGAAAAAATTTGTAAAAAAGAAAATATAGCATTTGAAAAGGATGGATTAGATTTAATATCAACTAGTTGTAAAGGAGATTTACGTGCATCAATTAATCTATTAGATGCAATTAATAATGGATTTGGTTATATCACATGTACAAATATAACTAAATTATCATATCAACCAAGTCCTGCTAAAATATTAAATCTAATAGAAGAGTGTGCAGGAAGAAATATTAATAAAGCAATTGATGTGATTCATGGACTAAAAGATGAAGGCTACTGTGGGACGGATATTCTTCTTGCAATGATCAATGTACTCAAAGAAGTCGCAATCGAAGAAGACATGCGCCTTAAATATATAAATATAATATCCGAGTTTTATACTAAAGTTTCTGATGGTCTAGATACTAATCTACAACTTTATAGTTGTGTAAGTAAAATGATATTAATAGAATAAAATTTAATTTATTATTGTATTATAAATTAAATTTTATTTAGGAGGAAATATTTTATCAAATGAATTTATTCCATTATAGTCTGCTGGTTTTTTACCATAATATAAACCATCTGAATGTACAAATTTATTGTATATCTCTATTTGATTTTTATTTATTTCTTGTTCAAATAACATTTTTTCTTCATTTGTTTTAATATTTAAATATGGGTAAAATAATGTTATAATGTCAAATGGTAAAAAAATTAATATTGATGGGTAATATGTAATAAATAGATTTTTTAAGTTGAATTCAGGATTAGATGTAATTATATTTAGTGATTGATTTATACAAATTTCATAAATATTATCAAAAGAAAACCATGTTAGTGGAAATGTAAACTTTATTGATTCAAAAAAAGCTTTTGTCATTGATATTTCAATATTTTTAAAATTTGACAAAAAATGATCTTTTAAACTTTTAATAATAATATGAATTCCTGGAATTGAATCTAAAAATATATTGAATTGTTTATTATTTTTCTGATTATTTTCTTCATTATTTCCTTCATTATTTACTTGAGGATAATATCCTTGATTATATCCTTGATTATATCCTTCATTATATCCCTGATTATATCCTTCATTATATTCTTTATTATTTTGTTTATTATTTGCTTGATTAATTAGTAGATTATTTCTTTGATTATTTCTTTGATTAATTAGTATATTATTTCTTTGATTATTTGCTTGATTATTTGGTTGATTAAATAGTAGATTATTTCTTTGATTATTTGCTTGATTATTTACTTGATTATTTACTTGATTATTTGCTTGATTAAATAGTAGATTATTTGCTTGATTATTTACTTGATTATTTGCTTGATTATTTGCTTGATTAAATAGTAGATTATTTGCTTGATTATTTACTTGATTATTTGCTTGTTTTTGTTGTTCTTTTTGTTTTTCTTGTTCTTTTTGTTTTTCTTGTTCTTTTTGTTGTTCTTTTTGTTTTTCTTGTTCTTTTTGTTGTTCTTTTTGTTTTTCTTGTTCTTTTTGTTGTTCTTTTTGTTTTTCTTGTGCTTGATACAAAAAATTTTCAATTAATTTTGTTGGTTCATCCTTTTTATTACTATCATTAATTTTATTAACATCTTCTATTAGTTTTTTAACTTTCTCAATTTCTTGTTCTATTTTTTTTGAATTATTAATATTTTTAGTTGAAGAAGTTATAATTCCTTTTATTTTTTTTAAAATATTTTCATCTTGTTTATCAGCTTTTTCTTTTGCCTGTTTATCAGCTTTTTCTTTTGCCTGTTTATCAGCCTTTTCTTTATCAGCCTTTTCTTTTGCCTGTTTATCAGCCTTTTCTTTTGCCTGTTTTTCAGCCTTTTCTTTTTCAGCCTTTTCTTTTGTCTCTTTTTCAGCCTTTTCTTTTGCCTCTTTCTCAGCCTTTTCTTTTGCCTGTTTTTCAGCCTTTTCTTTTTCAGCGTTTTCTTTTGCCTCTTTTTCAGCCTTTTTTTTTGCCTCTTTTTCAGCCTTTTTTTTTGCCTCTTTTTCAGCCTTTTCTTTTTCAGCGTTTTCTTTTGCCTGTTTATCATCCTTTTCTTTTGCCTGTTTATCAGCCTTTTCTTTTTCTTGTTTTTCAGTGTTTTCTTTTGCCTGTTTATCAGCTTTTTCTACAGTTTCTTTAATAAGATCTAACATAACTTGACGTTTATTTACATCCTTAATTTCCTTTGCATCTGAATCTAAACGTTTAATTTTTTCAATATCTTCTATCAGCTTCTTTTTTCTAGTTGAAGTATCAATAATACCCTCTATTTTTTTTACAATATTAGAATCATTAATCATATTTCCACCAGCTTGAGATTCTTCTATAGATTTTTGTAAATCTGTATTATTTAAATCAAAATTAGTTTTTTTATCAATATTTGGATCTATATTTTTTATAATCCTAGCATAAATAAGTAACTTTGATTCTAAATTAGGATTAATTCTAAATGTTAAAAACGCTAAAATAATTGGAGGTAAAATTCCTTTATTATTTTTATTTTTATTAAAAAAATCTCCAAATATAAAATTAGCATATTCTAAATTTGATTCTGTAACTGCAGTTTTATAAATATCTTTGAATTTTCTTTTTTCTTTGTTTAGAATTAAATCAAAAATAAAAGAATTTTCTATTGGAAGAAATTCGAGAAAATCAGATAATTCTTTGATATTTTCCTTTTTTAAAGCAGGAACAAATTTTATGAAAAAATTTATTGTACCTCTTAATACTTTAATTATAGTATTTGATTTTATGCAAGATAAGAATTGTAAAAGTAGACTTAATCCTAGCCAAATATTTCCATTATCAACACTTGTTTCAATTCCTAAAAAATCTTTTATTGATTTGAATAATTCTTTATTATATTTATATAGAGAATTTAAGAAAGATATAACTGTAGCTGAAGCTTTTAAAGAAGTAAAATTACCTCCTAGAATTTCAACAATTTGATTATAAACTGGCATATGTGCAATTAATTTAAGTAGATGTGTTGTTTTTAGTCGAAAATTAAATATTCCGTTAATAATTTTTGGTAACTTTCCAAAATCAAATTCCCCAGAAGTGGTTTTTGTGTTAATAAGTTCACTTAAAAAAGTGTTTGACATTCTTGATGGATTTGATTTTAAAAAATTTTCTAAAAATAATACCATTCCGTCAAATGAACCAAAAGAATATTTTGTTGGACTAATATAATATTCATCACAAGCAAATGGTGAAAAATACTTCATTATATATATTAATGATAAAAAATTTTCAAAAAATTAATTATAACTAAATTATATATTTACTAAAAATAAATAAATCAATGCAATACAAATGTGACACCTTTGTATCAAAAAAACTATCTTGTTATCCAAGACATAATCTGGATAAAAACTCTAGTATTAGTACCTATTAGATTAAATTAATTTATAAATCTAAGATTTGTATCTGAATATATATATATATACAGCTATCGAAGATTTGATTGAATTTTTAAAATAAATTATTTTTTTTACCAAAAACACAAAAAGCAGTAACATCAGGGTTTTTCTGATTTTTAAAAATTAAAACCTTAAATCCCATTTTTTTAGCCCACGAGTTAATTGACGAATAATCGTATGATAAATCGACTTTAAAAACTACAGAAGGTAGCGAAACCTGAAGTTTGTAATTTTTACGGTGTTTAACCTTCTTCTCATCAAGTTTTTTTTTAGCTTTTGCAAGCTCTTCATAAACTGTTTCCTTTGAAGGTAAAGTATTGGAAACATGCACAAGAGGTTCAGAAAAACCAAGCGGTTCAGAAAAACCAAGCGGTTCAGAAAAACCAAGCGGTGCAGAAACACTAGGCGGTTCAGAAAAACCAGGCGGTGCAGAAACACTAGGCGGTTCAGAAAAACCAGGCGGTGCAGAAACACTAGACGGTCCATAAACACTAGACGGTCCATAAACACTAGACGGTCCATAAACACTAGGAGGTCCATAAACACTAGGAGGTCCATAAACACTAGGCGGTCCATAAACACTAGACGGTCCATAAACACTAGACGGTCCATAAACACTAGGAGGTCCATAAACACTAGGAGGTCCATAAACACTAGGAGGTCCATAAACACTAGGAGGTCCATAAACACTAGGAGGTCCATAAACACTAGACGGTCCATAAACACTAGGAGGTCCATAAACACTAGGAGGTCCATAAACACTAGGAGGTCCATAAACACTAGGAGGTCCATAAACACTAGGAGGTCCATAAACACTAGGAG